ACAAATTTAAGTTTTAATACAAGAGATATTAATCAACTTGAATTAGGAATAAATCAGTCTACTGTTTTAGATCAAAAACAAAAAAATATTATAACAGAGGGAATTAATAAATTAGGTGGAAGTGGAAATCCTAAACTTATCCAAAACAGACAAATAGGTTTAGCAAAGTCTAAAAATATTAGTGATTATACATTGTTAAAAGAAGATTTTTTAAAAAAATTAACGGATAAAAAATTTGGAAAGGTTGCTGATGTAATAGTTAAAGCATCAAAAGAGGGAGGCTTTGGAGACGTCATGCAAGCATATTGTATGAGAAAAAAAGCTAAAAAAGGTGGTAGAATGTTTTTAAGCACTGGCAGTGGTTGCCCTGCAGCAAGAGATAATCCTAAAGAATTTTTAGAAACAATATCTCAAGATCCTAAAATTTCTAAATTCTTTAGATCTTCAGTTGGTCAAAAAGCTGCAAATGCAGCAGCAAGAATAACTGGTAATGTTTTAAATCCATCAACATTAATAGGTGGTGAGGTTGCTTTTGTTTTAGCAGAAGGTTTAAATAATTTCAGTAAAGGCATGGATCTAGCAGAATCTTTTGACAAAGCATTTATATTTAAAGATTTTAAACAGTTTGATAAAAACATAATGGAACAGGCAAAAAATCTTGGATACGATCAAAATCAATTAAACCTTTTACAAGAAACAATGAACATAAATAGATTAGATAATAGACAAAAAGCTTTAGAATATGGATTAGATGTTGAAAAATCTGATCCAAGTGGTTTGACTTCCGATGCTACAATGGGTTTTCCAGAAAGACTTGTGGAAACAAAAAATATGTTAGATAAATCTGTAGGTAACTATATAGGCACTTTAGATAAAATGGGGTTTGATTTAACGAAAGGTTCTTCTTTTGACACAGGTTTTAGATATTTAGACAATGTATTTAAAAAGAAAACTAAAGATGAAATGTTAAAAACTTATGATAAAAGAAAACGACAAGTAGATCCAACAAGTGGTACATTAGGAAATATATTAGATCCTATTTTAGATGTTGGTGCTTACACACAGCCTTTTAAATTTGCAGCTGATATAGTTAATCCTTTTACAAAAAATGTTCCATTATTATCCGATCGCCAAAGAGAAGCGAAATATTTAAGAGAGATGGATCCGAGAGAATTATATTTATATAACAAACAAAGAGGATTTACTTTGGATGATATAGAAGCAGGTACATCTCCTCAAGTAGGACAAGTTATGGATCAATTAGGTGGAGCTGCAACTGGAAAAGGGTTTTTCCAACAATTAGCAGGCGGCGGTATTGCTAAAATGGCAGGGGATAGATCAGGCGCTATGCTAACATCCATGAACCCTGATTCAGGGGGCTTGTCAGGACTATATAAACGTGCTATGAAGATGAAGGAGTAATTAAATGGCAGAAATCGACAAAGGACTCCCAAACACTAGAACTGAAATCGACATCCCTTCAGATGAAGAGATGGCAGAAGAGGTTGGTGTTCAGGAGGAAGAAGCAGAACAAAAAGGACCCATTGAAGTAACACCCGAAGAAGACGGTGGTGCAACAATTGACTTTGAACCAGGATCAATCAACATTCCTGGAACAGAAAATCATTTTGATAACTTAGCAGATATTTTACCAGAAGATGTAACTGAACCAATCGGAAACGAAATGGCACAGAATTACATGGACTATAAATCTTCAAGAAAAGATTGGGAAGATACTTATAAAACAGGTTTAGATCTTTTAGGTTTTAAATATGAAAACAGAACAGAACCTTTTCAAGGTGCGTCTGGTGCAACACACCCAGTTTTAGCTGAAGCGGTAACACAGTTTCAAGCTCAAGCTTACAAAGAATTATTACCTGCTGATGGTCCTGTAAGAACAGATATTATTGGTGTTAAGAACCCACAAACAGAACAACAAGCAGAACGTGTAAAAGATTACATGAACTATTTAATAATGGATACCATGAAAGAGTACGAATCAGAATTTGATTCTATGTTATTTCATTTACCATTAGCTGGATCAACTTTTAAAAAAGTATACTACGATGTATCGATGGGTAGAGTGGTATCGAAGTTTGTACCAGCAGATGAATTAGTCGTTCCGTATACAGCTACCTCATTAGATGATGCGGAAGCGATTATTCATAAAATAAAAATTTCAGAAAACGAATTAAGAAAACAACAAGTCAACGGTTTCTATTCTGACGTAGATGTTGGACCTCCAGGTGAAGATTCAACAAGTGATGAGATTGCTAAAAAAGAACGTGAACTAGATGGCACAAAGAAAACAGGTAAGAACGAATCTGTATATACTTTACTAGAGTGTCATGTAAATTTAGACTTAGAAGGTTTCGAAGACGTTGGTGCTGATGGTCAACCAACAGGAATAAAATTACCTTACATCGTAGCAGTCGAAGAAGGTAGTAGGAAAGTTCTTTCGATTAGAAGGAACTATGCGCCCAATGATCTAAAGAAAAATAAGATCCAATATTTCGTCCATTTCAAATTTCTGCCAGGACTTGGATTTTATGGCTTTGGACTCATTCACATGATTGGCGGATTGAGTCGTACGGCAACGGCGGCTCTCCGTCAATTATTAGATGCGGGTACATTATCAAACCTACCTGCTGGATTTAAACAAAGAGGTGTAAGAGTTAGAGATGAAGCATCACCAATACAACCGGGTGAGTTTAAAGATGTAGATGCACCAGGTGGTAATTTAAGAGATGCATTCTTTCCATTACCATACAAAGAACCTTCTCCAACATTATTAAATTTATTAGGTGTTGTAGTATCTGCTGGTCAAAGATTCGCGGCTATTGCTGATATGCAAGTGGGCGATGGTAACCAAGGCGCAGCTGTTGGTACAACTGTTGCATTATTAGAACGTGGTTCAAGAGTCATGTCTGCAATACACAAAAGATGTTACGCAGCTATGAAGAATGAATTCAAATTATTATCAAAAGTTGTTGCACAATATTTACCACCTGAATATCCGTATGATGTTGTTGGCGGTGCAAGAAATATTAAACAAACAGATTTTGATGACAGAGTAGATATTATACCTGTTGCAGATCCAAATATATTTTCAATGTCTCAAAGAATTACTTTGGCACAAACACAATTACAAATTGCAACATCAAATCCACAGTTACACAACATGTATCAAATTTACAGAAATATGTATAATGCGATTGGTGTAAAAAATATTGATGCAGTATTACCACCTCCTGCACCGATGGCTCCAATGGATCCAAGTATGGAACATATTAGTGCAATGGGAATGAAACCTTTCCAAGCATTTCCTGGTCAAGATCACCAAGCACATATTACAGCTCATTTAAACTTTATGTCGACTAACATGGTAAGAAATAATCCATCAATTATGGCTGCAATACAAAAAAATATACTCGAACACATCTCAATCATGGCTCAAGAACAAGTTCAATTAGAGTTTAGAGAGCAAATGCAACAAATGATGATGCTTCAACAACAAGCTGCGGTAAATCCACAGGCTCAACAACAACTTCAACAGATCACACAAGCGATTGAAGCAAGAAAAGCAACGTTAATTGCTGAAATGACTGAAGATTACATGAAGGAAGAGAAGAAAATTACATCACAATTTGATTCTGACCCTCTATTGAAGCTAAAATCACGTGAAGTTGACCTTAGAGCAATGGAAAATGAGCGAAAAAAACAATCTGATGAAGCAAATCAAGACTTACAAAGGTCTAAATTGATGCAAGCACAAGAACTTGCAGAAGATAAGCTTGAACAGAACGAAGATTTAGCTAAATTACGTGCTGGAGTTAGTCTTGCAAAGCAAGGTATACAACAAGCTCAAGTTATGATAGACGATAATTAATAAAAAGGAGTAAAAAATGCAAAAACTAGATAAAATAACAGAAGTTAAAGTTGCAGATCAACAAGTTGAGATCGATCCAAGATCAAAAACAACTGCTAATAAAGCTTTTAACTTAATTGGTACTGGTGGACCTGAAATGGAAGTTCAAGGTCAAGGTGCAGTGCTAAAAGAAAAGAATAGAAAATCTAAAGCTTACTAATATGTGGTTCAGTGCTCTTAAATTAGCACTTTCTGCAGGCAGTAAAGTGTATGTTAACAGACAAAAAGCAAAAATGGCTATGTCTGAGGCACAATTATTGCATGCTGAAAAACAAGCACGTGGTGAAGAGGCTTACCAAGGTAAATTACTAGAAGCAAGACAATCGGACTGGAAGGACGAGGCGGTCCTCGTAATTCTCTCGGCCCCTATAGCGGTTTTGGCCTGGTCAGTGATAAGTGAAGATCCTGAAGCGATGGACAAGGTAAAATTGTTCTTCGAAATGTTCTCACAATTACCAAGCTGGTTTACTAATTTATGGATACTTGTAGTTGCTTCGATTTATGGTATAAAGGGTACACAAATTTTTCGTAACGGAGGAAAAAAATAATGTCAGGTAGATATAACATATTAAAACAATTTTTTAAAAGTTCAAAAACTTCACCAACTATCACAGGAACAAAAGCTAACGTTGGTAATTTGAAAAAAAATAAAGAAGCAATAGACAAAATTATAAAAACAACTGACAATTATATTTCAGCTACAAACGATGCAAAAATGCCTATGGCAAGAGACCTTAGAAGAACAGGATCTAAAGGTGTTAAAAACATGGTCAAAACTTTAAAAACAGCAGAGAGAAATAAAAGATCACAAGATATGTTTGAAGCTGCAAAAGGTAGAAAAAATTTAAAATTTGGAAGTAAACCAAAAAATAAAAATATAGAAAAAATAAATAAAACTTTTAAACCAGGAACTGTTCCAAATAAATTAAAAGGTTTTTCAAAGTTACCTGAAGCAGTTCAAGAAAAAATAAATAAAAAACTAGCGAAGAAGGTTTAACATGGCTAAACTTTGTGCAAAAGGAAAAGCTGCAGCGAAGCGAAAATTTAAAGTATACCCTTCGGCGTACGCGAACATGTATGCATCAGGAGTTTGTTCAGGTAAAATAACACCAGGTGGTAAGAAGGACAGAAAAAAAGCCATGGGTGGTGGAATGATGAACGAAAGAATGGGTTTGAAAAACGGATCTAAATGTAAGTTAGCAATGAAAGGCAGAGGAAGAGCTTACGGAAAGAATTCGTAATGAGAGCCTACTACTCAAAGGGAGGACTTAGAGAATGGGTCAAACAAAAATGGGTGGACATCGGAGCTCCAAAGAAGGATGGAAAGTATCAGCCATGCGGGAGGTCGAAAGGCTCAAAGAGAAAATATCCAAAATGCGTACCACTTGCAAAAGCCACACGAATGACAAAGTCACAAAAGGCGAGTGCTGTCAAACGAAAGAGAGCAGCAGGTAATCCAGGTGGCAAACCAACTAATGTTGCAACATTTGCTAAGAAAAAAACAGCATAATGAGAAAACAAGATAAACAACCACCTAAAACTAAAAAGTATTTCAGATCTACAAAGTCTGGAGCAGGGATGACTAAAGCTGGGGTCGCCCGATATAGAAGAGAAAATCCAGGTTCAAAACTAAAAACAGCTGTCACTGGTAAAGTGAAAAAAGGTTCTAAAGCTGCAAACCGACGTAAGTCGTATTGTGCAAGAAGCGCAGGTCAAATGAAAAAATTTCCAAAAGCTGCAGCTGATCCTAATTCAAGACTAAGACAAGCTCGTAGAAGATGGAAATGTTAAATGCAATTAGAAACAGTAATCAATAAATTACTTAGATTTCTCCGAACAAGAATAGATTCGTTATCAATATCAGTCACCTCTGGTGGGGTTGACAGTATGGAGAATTACAAGTATATAATAGGACAAATAAATGCCTATGAGGCAACACTACAGGAAATCTCTAACCTGCTAGAAGATAAGGAGCGAAAAAATGAAGGAACAGTCATCAATCTTAACACCAAACAATGATTTGGTTGGTGTAAAAAAATCAAAAAAAGAAGAACCAAAATTACCAAAGCCGACAGGCTGGAGACTTTTAGTTTTACCTTTCAAGATGAAAGAAAAAACTAAAGGTGGATTAGTATTAGCTGAAACTACTTTGGAGAGGCAACAAGTTGCTTCACAAGTAGGATTAGTTATGGCTATGGGTCCTCAATGTTATAAGGATAAGGAGAGATATCCTGAAGGCCCGTGGTGCAAGGAAAAAGATTGGGTAATGTTTGCACGTTATGCAGGCAGCCGAATCAAAATCGATGGTGGAGAGATGCGTCTGCTAAACGACGATGAAGTTTTAGCAACAATTGATAGTCCAGAGGACATCTTGCATGAGTTCTAAACATAGGAAGGAGACGCTATGCCAGACGAAGAAAACAAAACAGTAGATATTGATACATCAGGTCCTGATGCTACAGTAGATATTGAAGAAACAAAAGATGAATCTGTTGTTGAAACAGGTTCAGAAGAAAACACGGAACAAGAAACAGTAAAAGAAGAAAAGAAACAAGATGAAAATCTTGAAGACTACAGTAAAGGTGTACAAGCTCGTATTGCGAAATTAACTCGTAAGATGAGAGAAGCGGAAAGAAGAGAGAAAGCCGCTCTTGATTATGCAAAAGCTATAGAAGAAAAGAGGAAGGTATTAGAACAACGTTTTGAAAAAACGGATTCTGAATACGTTAAGAAATTTGAGACTAGTATTCAAACAGGTTTAGAGGCTGCACAAAAAGAACTCGCTGCGGCAATTGAAGCTGGTGATGCTCAGGCTCAAGTTGAAGCTAACAAAAGAATTGCAACACTCGCGTTCGAGAATGCAAAACTAGAGCAAACTAAACAAGTACGAGAAGAGAGACCACAGGTAGAAAAACCTGCACAAACGCTTGAACAAACTATTCAAGCAACACCAATGGATAATTATTCTGATCCAGATCCAAGAGCAGAGGCATGGGCTTCTAAAAACCCATGGTTCGGTAGCGATAAAGCAATGACTTATACTGCTTTTGAAATACACAAGGATCTAACGGAAAAAGAAGGATATGATCCTAATTCTGATGAGTATTATGCAGAGGTTGACAAACGTATTAGAGTTGACTTTCCGCATAAATTTGGTAATACTAATAATAAGCAATCGACCACCCCTGTTCAGACAGTGGCTTCAGCTTCAAGAAGTGTAAAGCCTGGTCGCAAACAAGTGAGACTCACATCGTCTCAAGTCGCAATAGCGAAAAAATTAGGTGTGCCACTCGAAGAATACGCAAAACAACTAAAACACACGAAGGAAGGAGCGTAAAATGGAAAACGAAAACAAAACTTCTCGTGCGAGCCAAACACGGTCAAAGTCTGAAAGACCAAAAGTGTGGGTTCCACCATCTTCTCTAGATGCACCCCCTGCACCTGATGGATTCAGGTATAGATGGATTAGAGCAGAGAGCGTTGGCTTTCAAGATACTAAAAACATAACTGGAAGAATTAGAGAAGGTTATGAATTAGTAAGAGCTGAAGAAGTCGAAAATGCATCTGACTATCCTGTACTTGATGAAGGTAAATACAAGGGAGTGATCGGGGTCGGTGGCCTTCTACTTGCGAAGGTACCAACAGAAATCGCGCAACAACGTCAAGACTATATGTCGAACAGACATAAAGAACGAGACGAGGCTGTAAACAACGATCTTATGAAGGAGCAAGACCAGAGGATGCCTATCAATGTTGATAGACAATCTCGTGTAACCTTCGGTGGTACGAAAAAATAATTTTTTCAATCACTGAATTAAATAAACCGTACTGGAGGCCCTTCGGGGCAGGTACATTAAGGAGAAACAACTATGGCAAATAGAAACACTCAAGGTTTTGGTTTAGTTGCTGCAGGAACGCTTGGATCATCTCCAGCGACTTCTGGGCAAGGTAAATACAAAATCGACGCGGGTTATGCTACAACTATCTACAATGGTGGTGCTGTTGCTTCGTCTGCTGGTTACATTATCGATGGTCAAACTACTGATGCACCTATCTTAGGTGTGCTTAACGGAATATTCTACAACGCGGCTACAACTTTGAAGCCAACGTTTGCGAATTTCTACAAGCAACCGATAACACCAGCAAACTCAGAAGACATAGACGCTTTTGTATTTGATAACCCACATCAACAATATGTAGTAGCAACAGATGATGCTGTCGCACAATCTGGATATTTAGAAACGTATGACATGAACACTTCTGCTGGTAGTGATACCACTGGTAAGTCTTCAGCTACTCTAGATATCGGAGACACATCGGCTGACGCTGCTTCTTTTAGATTATTAAGATCTGCAGAGGATCCTGAAAACGACGAAAATGCGGCTTTCAGATCAGTTGTAGTTTGTATCAATCTAATTGAGTTACAATCGTAATAGGAGAATAGGAGATAAATTATGGCTATATCACGATCACAACTAGTTAAAGAACTAGAGCCAGGATTGAATGCACTATTCGGCCTGGAATATAAAAGGTATGAAAATCAGCATGCTGAGATTTATACTACAGAATCATCTGACAGAGCTTTTGAAGAAGAAGTAATGTTAAGTGGTTTTGCAAACGCACAAGTAAAAGGTGAAGGTTCAGGTGTATCATTTGATGAAGCACAAGAAACTTTCACAGCTAGATACACTCACGAGACTGTAGCTTTAGCATTCGCGATTACTGAAGAAGCAATCGAGGATAACTTGTATGACAGACTTGCGTCTAGATATACAAAAGCTTTAGCTAGATCTATGAGTAATGCTAAACAAGTAAAAGCTGTTGAGCCTCTAATTCAAGGTCTTCCGACTACGGATAACTTTGATTCAGGTGACGGTGTATCATTATTTAATACATCACACCCTACAGTGGCTGGTACTTTTGCTAACACTTTAGCAACTCAAGCTGACTTAAACGAAACATCGTTAGAGCAATCAATGATTGACATTGCTGCAATGACTGATGAAAGAGGTTTAAGAATTGCTGCTAGAGGAGTAAAAATGATTATTCCTTCTGAGCTACAATTCACAGCTGAAAGATTGATGAAGTCTCAAGGCAGAGTAGGAACAGCTGACAACGATGTAAACGCAATCGTATCTATGGGTATGATTCCACAGGGTTACAGAGTAAACAATTACTTAACTGACTCTGATGCGTTCTACATTTTGACAGACATTCCAAATGGAATGAAAATGTTCCAAAGAGCTCCATTGACAACTGCAATGGAAGGCGACTTTGATACTGGAAATGTCAGATACAAAGCTAGAGAAAGATACTCATTTGGAGTATCAGACCCTAGAGGTATCTTCGGCGTTGAAGGTGCGTAATCAATAATATTTATGGGGCCGTCTTAAAACGGCCCCATTTACAAAATAACTGGTGAGATTCATGAGAAAATACTTAGTACAAATATTTACAAAATACCTTCAAACAAAGTTTGAAATCGAAAGCGATAAAGG